AAACAGAGCTATCTAAGCAGTCTCTACACGATGTGTGGGAAATGGAGATGGAATTATTGCCTATTTTGATAGATACTAGGCGTAGAGGAATAAGAGTTGACGAAGAGAAGGCATCTCTGTTAAAAAAAGAATTCAAACAAAAAGAGTCTGAGGTTTTATCAAGTATAAAATCTCAGACCACACTTGATGTAGACATCTGGGCAGCAAGAAGTGTAGCGCAAGTCTTTGATAGAATAGGTGTTGAGTATCCACGGACAGCGAAAACTGATGAACCAAGTTTTACCCAAAACTGGTTAGTAAACTGTGATAACCCGATAGCGCAACTAATAAGACAAGCAAGAGAAATAAATAAATTCCATTCAACATTTATAGATTCCATTCAACGTTATGTTCATAAGGGTAGAATACATTCTGAAATAAATCAATTAAGATCTGACCAAGGTGGTACTGTATCTGGAAGACTTTCATATTCAAATCCGAACTTACAACAAATTCCAGCTCGAAACAAAGAGTTTGGTGACAAAATTAGAAGCTTGTTTCTACCTGAAGAAGGTAGGCAATGGGGTAGTTTCGACTACTCACAACAGGAGCCTAGGCTTGTTGCTCACTACGCTGCATCGGTCAATGATAACTTTGAAGGTGCAGCGGAGTTCATCGAAGCTTATAAAAATGAGTCAGCTGACTTTCACCAGATCGTAGCAGACATGGCGGGGATTACACGATCACAGGCCAAAACTATTAACTTAGGTTTATTTTATGGTATGGGTAAAGCAAAATTAGGTAAAGAATTAGGTATTAATAAAGATCAAGCTGAAACGTTGTTAAGACAATATGGAGAAAGAGTTCCATTTGTTAAGAGATTAGCTACTGAAGTAACCAACAGTGCTTCAAAGTATGGGTTTATTCGGACAATAGGGGGCCGTAAATGCCGATTTGACATGTGGGAGCCCGCTACCTTCGGAATGAACAAAGCTATGCACTACGAGGAGGCTAAGGCAATATATGGAAATAACATCAGGAGGGCTTTTACATACAAAGCTTTGAATAGATTGATCCAAGGATCTGCAGCAGATCAAACTAAACAGGCTATGATTAATTGTTACAAAGCAGGTTACAAACCACTATTACAAATTCATGATGAATTATGTTTTTCTATTAATGAAGAAAAAGATATTGCAGGTGTTAAAGAGATTATGGAAAACGCAATAGAAAATTTAAAAGTCCCATCAAAAGTAGATATTGCATTAGGAAAATCCTGGGGCGAGGCTAAAGAATAATTTAGAGCGCAGAAGTCTTAAGGTAAAAGTTTAATTTTTTTTTTAGCTAGGTTTAAACTTAACTAGCTATATCTAGAAGACCCTTTTTAGCGTCTTCAACACTCTGATCATTGATCTTTTTTCTAAGATCTTTGATTTTTATATCAATCCACTTCATATCAGTAGTCACTCTACCCTGAGCTAACGCTTGGTTGGCCCACTTTGACTCCAATTGAAGTTTTTCCGATATTAACTTTTGTAGCATTTCGGTCTACCTCCTCAAAGGTTAAGAAAAGGACATTGGGATCATGGAAACCAGGGCCTTCTCTCTCTGTTACGTCTCCTGAGTCAACCTTCTTTACAAAATCCTCAAGGACGGCCTTATCGTTCTTAGCCTCAAGCATCTCATCGACATATATATTTTTATAGTTTGCTTGGACGCGATATAGCTTCATGTGGTATTATATATCAAAATGTGACAAGATTGCAATACTAAGCAGAATTAAGACTTCTACACTCAAATCTAATGGCTAATTTTTCATTATTAATACGATCAAGACCATAATTTTCATCTTCTACCAGTAATTTAAGAGTTTTTTGAGATATTGCGTAACCTGCTATTGCACAATCGTAATGATTTGTGAACTGATAACCAGGAATGTGTGGATCTATGCATTTGCTGGTTATCATACTGCACAGATGTAAAACTAATATGAACTTCATAATCCTATATTATCCTAGCTTATTATTTACTTGCATATCCCATTAAAATGTTTATATAAATATACAGTAATAATTGTAACAAAGAGGAGGCCATATGGCAACAACAACAAAATGTGACTCACAGGTGTTTAAAGATTGGAGCACAAAAGTAGATGATATTTTATCACGGCTACCGAAAACTGATATCAGTGGTGAGCCGTTAGAGTATCAAGACGATGCATACCAAGAAGTTATGAAGATGTTGCAGCAGTGTTCAATGAACTTTGAAGACATGCCTATTTATCCAATTAACGAAACCATTGCTAATAAACTTATACAAGATCAACAGAGAGGTGCCGATGAAAGACCTGATATTTAGTATGATGTTTATTGCATTACTAACCATTATCCCTGCAAAAGTTTTATTATTTATTTTTGCATCATTGGGATATTTAATGTTCTATTAACCAAGGAGGAAAAGATATGAACAAAGCAATACAAAACAAATTTTTTGAAACTACTGATTACAGTAAGTTCAAAAAGACTAGAGGTAACAGACCTGTAGATGAAGCACACGTGCAGCAACTTAAAAAGTTGATTCAAGAAAAAGATTTATACGATCCAATTCGTGTAAATAAAAATATGGAAGTCATTGATGGCCAACATACATTAGAAGCTAGAAAACAATTAGATCTAAAAATTCCATTTATTATTATGGACTCTGATGATCCATTAGATGTGGCTAGACTAAACACAGGTCGTAAGAACTGGTCTATGGAAAATTATTTAGATCAACACTGTGCAAGAAATAAAATGGACTACAGAATTTGTAGAAACAAAATGCAACAGTACGGAATCAATGTTGCAGAGATGGTAGTTCTATTATTAAAACAAACTTCACTGTGGTCAAGAATCAGTAATGATTTTAAAACAGGACGGTTTGTAATTCCTGCAGGAGGTATTGAGCATACAGATCGTATTGGATCTCAATTGATGCAACTTAAAAAATACTTCTATGGTATGGAGTCTCCAAAGAACAAAAGATTTAAACGTTCGATGGTGGTGTCTTATATTGTAGCTGACAAGCATCCTAAGTTTGATCACCGAAGATTTAAAACTGCTTGCAAGAGTAAGTCTTCATGGTTCTTAACGGGTACATCAACTGCAGATTATATTGCGATCATTGAGAGAATATATAACGCAGGACTAACTCAAAAAAATAAAATAAATTTAGTTGAGTTTTACAAAACTAAAGAGTATCAAGACAAATAGGAGAAACAATGGACGTAAACAAATGGAAATCAATTGCTGTTGATATCGAATCATACACAATTATTAGGGCCATGGGGGAGAATGGCCTTAGAAACCCAGGCAACATGATTAAAAAACTTGTATCTGACACTATTAAAAAGATAGCTAAGAAAGAAGGTGTTGCTGAAACTAAAATGAAAGAGAATTTACTGAACCAAGGAAAGAAACTCTTGAAGTAAGTGATAGACACTTAGATGTGCATCGGTTGGTGTTGGAAAGGGCCCGCGAGAGTGGGCCTTTTTTTTACTTGCAATCAAAATAGAATTAACTTATTAATTTAAATGTATTCCTAAGCCTAAATGAAATAAGTGGGGCTTTAAAACACTTTATTTTCACCGAACAATTAACACTCAATTTAACTTTAATTAAAAGGATATTTTGTGGGTAAAGCTATTAAGAAAAGTAGTGAAGAAGCATTGAACCAGGCGTTGGACAAGCTAGTGATGGTGTGTCCAAATAAAAAAACTTATGATGAGTTAACTAGTTTGATGTTTCAGTTGTATTGTGGAAATGACTTTGGTTTAGGAAATTTCAGTCTTTCTTTCCTTGATAAAATCGAGGATCGATGGCGATCAGGACGTAAAGCTGCAGCTCAGGCTAAAGGTTTAAAACTGGTCGTAACGAATGCTTAGCCACGGTGTCCATATTACATCCATATCTTTTCCCGCACCGTGGTTATGCAAATGCAAAAAGCACCTAGACTATTAAAACAATCAATAATTATGATGGAGATCATGTCCGGTGAAGATCGGATGTTCTACCTACAGCGTATGTGGGATTTGTATATTGATGTCTATGTTAGAACTCCTGCACGTGGCCGTGGACGTAAACGTAAAAATACTCCATTAGATCAGAAAAAAGCCTATGAACTGTGCTCCGAGCTTACTAAAATTTTTGGGCATTAAATTGAGCCTAGAGATTATAAAACCTAAATCTTACGCTGAACAAAGATTATTTCAGGCTATCCTGGTGCAGGCGTTAGAGGATGCGGTAAACCCTTCAGGATTTAAGAAGGAGACTTACCATAAACATGATTCTCATAAGTGGTTTGTTAGTAATAGTAAAGATTTTCAAGACGTTTGTTGGGGAGCAGATATGGACCCAGATTTTGTAAGAGGAGAATACTTAAAATTAGTTGATAAGGGAAAAATACATTTTACTAAATTGCAGATGTCCTGGATTCGGTATCGTGATTTATATAAGAGGTATCGAGAATGTAATAGTAAGGAGGAGAGAAGAATTATTAAGAAACTTATCTTAAAAGAAAATTTAAAGAGATTAGCGTAGTCATGGGGGACGAATGAATTTAACTCCTGGAGGGAAAAACCAGAGAGCAATTATTGTTAGACCCCCAGGAGTTATTAACCAATGTTTATATGTGTAATTAAACACAAGACAAATGTACCAGAAAACCGGATACCGGACAATGGAAAAAATTCTACTATATAGATTATCTAGAGTAATTGAAAAAGAAAAGTGCCCAGGGGGTAAAAGAGGTGTCCCTGGTGTCCCTAAAGACTATTATTGGCTATATACAACAATTATAGACGATTTAATGGTGTCCCTATGGTGTCCCTATGGTGTCCCTCAGGGACACCACTCTTGCGGGAACGCAAACAGTTGGTTAATAGGAACTAGTCATTACTCTGAAATATCTATATAGTAAAAAATTATGTATAAGAAATTGAAGTTTTTGACAGATACAGGAAAGTTCCTTACTAAAGAAATTAGAGATGCTTATAAGTCTTATAGAACTAGTGCACCAAAAGGTAAAAAAACTGCTGATATTGTGAAAGATAGTAATGTAACAAGATCTGTTGCTAAAGCAGATGTTAAGTCTGGAATTAGTCAAGAATTAAAAAGCAAATTAAAATTTGAAAAAGATAAAACTAAAAGACGTTCTATTATTAGAGGTTTAAACAAATTAAAATAATGCCTGGTGGACTTAAAAAGAAATCATTAAGAACTGAATTAGATTTAACTCCTAAGCAAAAGATGTTTGTTGAAATCTATGTAAAAGATTGGGGTTCTATTACACAAGCTGAAGCGTTGAAGCGTGCAGGTTATGTGTGCACTAATGAAAAAGATTATGGATCTGTTGCATCTAGAATGTTATCTAGAAAACACAGTCCTCATATAGCTAAATACTTTGATAAATTATTTGAGCGTGAAGTAAAAAAATACGAGAGTGACAACCTTAGAAGATACAAAAGGTTAGAAAGAATTGCTGACAAAGCAGAGAAAGAAAAACAATTCGCTGCTGCTATTAATGCTGAGTATAGATCTGGTCAATTGGCTGGAGCTTATGTTGATAGAAAAGAAGTAACAGTCAGTGGTTTGGAGGGTATGTCACGTGAGCAACTTGAAAAAAAGCTTGAGGAACTATCAAACAAGATCGATGGCTACAATGCCAAAACGATTACGATTGAATCCCAAGACGTTACAGCAATTGAAGAAAGTTAGTTGGTCTGAGTGGTTAGATGTTTTTAACCAAGTACATAACTCTACTATCACTACTTCAGTTGGTAAAATTAAGGTAGTGATTGATGATTAAGAAGAAACGACAACAATCTAAAATACTAAACTTTGATTTTAAAAATCTCGGTAACATAATTGATGATTATCCATTTGTGGAAATAGAGTGGCTGGATATCGAAGGTGATGCTGGCTGGTCTTCAACAAAAGATTTGCATAAAGAACAACTACCTGTATGTGTATCGAAAGGGTATTTGCTTAGCCAAAAAAAAGGAATTACAAGAATTTTTAGTGATTACATCAAGACCAAAGATAAGCCTACATTTGACAATATTGGTAATACAACTATTATTCCAACAGCAGTGATTAAATCAATCAGGAAGATAAAATTATAATTTACTTACTCAATCATGACTAATAAAAATGGGGAAACTAGGTTATGGCAAAAGGTAAAAAAAGGACTGACTAATTGCTTTCTAACACGCGTAGAATCTAGCACAATCAACGGTATTCCAGACATTCATGCAGTGATGAGTAATGAAGTTTTCTGGATAGAATTAAAATCAGATTCATTAAGTTATCCCAAGCTAAATAAGTGGCAGATTGTATGGATCAACAGGTACATAAACGCAGGAGGCAAAGTAATTATCTTGAAAGAGACCCTCTTGGAGAGGTCTCTTAAACTCTACAGACCGGTGTCCGTTTTCACGGATCCTCGTTCCCTCGTCCCGTTTGCCTCGTTCTC